AGTTGGTAAGATGTTGAAATCTATTACGATAAATTCCGCTGTCTTAGCCGGTTGTAAGAAAATTTGTCCTGCTAATATGTTTCTATCAATTACATCAGGTGTGTTGTTACTTTCATCCATTACAACTTTAAAGGTATAAAGTCCTTGTCTTTGTTGTACTGATTCTAAGTAAGGGTTCACAGTGTTTAAGAATCTTTGTCTAGTTGTAGAAGTATTTTGTTCGAATACTAAGAAACGAGATGTTGATGCAACGAATTTTTTCAAGTTGATAAGTAATCTTCTAACATTGATTCTATCTAAAGCAGATGCCTTATCTTGCAATGTTTTCTGTCCGAATGCTACAATACCTTGTCCAGGGAATGCCGCAATTGGGTTTACTTTGTTCTCATATAGAGTATCTCTTTCAGAATGTGTTAATCTATTCAATACACTAACTGCTCCGGTAATACCACCTCTATTCAAACCAGCAGGTGCAAACCATTCAGCCGCCAATCTATCGTTTGCTGCATATACTGCAGGTAACAATGTAGAAGGTGGAACTGTAGTTAATTTGTTTGTGTTACTATCAATTGTTTTCATCCAAGGGTAGTAAGTTGCTACATAGTTTGAATCTACTGAATTTGCTTGCTCAGTTGCTTCAGTAATTGAATCATCATAATCATTGAAATCAGCGATATAGAAACAATCTTGTCTTTCCTCAACCATATCAATTGCTTTAGAAGTAACGGATGGGTGAAGGCTTCTTACGATACCAGGTGTTACCACCATATTGATATCATATTCATCAGGATTAGATACTGCGTTGATTGCTTTAGTATATGCTATTGAACCATTTTGTGATGCGTTTGAACAATCAAATCCTTGTGTGTTTGAATTTCCCCAATCAGTATCACCAGCCTTAGCTTTTCTTACGGTTGGGTTAGTACCATCAAACCCATATTGAAATCCTAATACAAATTGTCTTTTAACCATATCAGTTGATGCCGAACCAGTCATTACATATGATAATTGTGAATCAAATGCGAATACTACGTTAGCACCATTTAATGCTCCGGCAGGAATTGGTTTTAAATATTGTTTGTTATCTATTGCTTTATATGCATCTTCAAAATCAAATCCAGCAAAATATATAGGAGATGATGATGTGTTGTTTGCTGAGCCTGTTTGATAATTTACTGCAGGCACCCATGCATCTTCAGTTGTAGAATTTGTTTTAATTGGATTCACATATGCTGCGTGTCCAAATGGTGCTGCTGATATTGGGTAAGAACCTGGTCCTAAGATACTAGAATTAGCATCTAATACAACCACTCTTACATTGTTTGATTTATTTGAGTAATCACCGGTTTCAGTTAATTTTCCATTAGAATCGATTGTTAACTTTCTATCACCAATTCTTCTAGCTATATAGTTAGGAGATGCAGGGTCTAAGTTTACGTTATTATATGTTTCAACTACACTCTTTCTCTTATCAGTATCACTAAATGAACGAATGGTTACAGTAAATGTTGAATAATCAGTTGAACCATCTTCACCAGCCGCTTTTACATTAGAAATACCAACTTTAAATTTAGTATTATATAATGTACCATGTCCTATTGTTTCGAATTTAAATAAGTTATATCTTTCACCACTAATTAATTGAGATACTACGATTGGAGTTTCTGCTTCACTAGCATCACCATACACTTGTGTTGGTAAGTTAACTTCGTATATTTGCACACCTTGTAAAGCACTATCATTTTTAAATCCTAATGATGAACTTTCAAAATACAAATATCCATAAGCTGCTTTAGCACCGAATGGAGATTCACCAAATACATCAGAAATATCATTTGTAGCTTCTTGAAAAATTGATGCTGATACACTAGCTGCTCCAGAACCAGAACTAATTAGTCCTGATATTACAAATGAACCAGATATTGATACACTGCTTGTAATATTAGTAGAAGCATTTAAAAATCCAACACCCTCATCGCCAAAATTAGTTGAATATAAAACTCCAACTATTTTTTTGCCTTGAGAACCGGATGCTAATATACCCAAAGGTGCTGCCTGTGAGTAACCACCAATACCGGCAACTCTTACGATTGTTGCTTGTCCAGCTTCTCTTAAATAATTTTGTACTGCGTATTCGGTATAATAAGTTCCATCAGGTGTTCCGAAGATATCTTCAAATTCTGATTGCGTTCTTACGATTGTTGGAACGAATGCAGGTCCTTGTTTAAAAGGTCCTATAAATGCCGCTCCAATTTCTCCAACTCCTTGAGCTAAGAAGGATAGGTCATTTTCTCTTGTGAATACGCCAGGTGATACGATTCTTTCTGCCATTTTATTTCTTCGATTTGTATTTTAAGTTTGTATTAGTAATAACTTACAGTAATACTCATATAAATATAAACAAAATATTCAAAACACAAATTAATTATTAAGAATCGATATTACAATCTACAATTATATTTTTGTATTTTGTTTAAACAGGAGCTGCTTCAGCCACATATGGAGTTGTACTACCAGATGTTGGTGACCACGGTAGGTCTATTTCAGAAACGTCTATATTAACCCATTTTTTACCATTTATTTCTCTTTGAATTACCCCATTGATATGTTCCATATAGTTAGTTGATGCATTAGAACCACTTACGTGATTTTTAATCCAACTAAGAACTTGTGTTTCTGTTAATTCATTGTATGCTGTAAAACTACCTGTGTTTATTGTATCAATACTAAATGGTGTTGCACCGGTAAAAGTTCCTTCGTTACCATCTTCGTCTGTAGCTATTAGTTTCCAATGTGTACCAATAACGGCATCATTAATGTTTTCACTATTTTGCTTCTTAAGTCCTGTTAATTTCCATTCGTATGTAAATCCCATAATATTTGTGTTTTATATTGTATAAATATATTGTTTTTTTAAAAATAGTTATTTGTTGCCAATGAGTATTTTTAGCATTTCTTTAATTTCCGTTATATCATCTCTTTGTTTGTCGATGATTGTTTGTTGTTCCTTAATAGCCTCTACTAAAAGTGGAACTAATTTATCATAATCAATTGTTAGATAGTTTTCACCACTCTTAGAACCTTTTATTTCTTTGGTATCCGCATCTATATCCATATCAAATGGTGCTAAATGTACGATTTCAGGTAATACCTTTTGAACTTCTTGGGCTGATAAACCTAATTGTACTTTAGTATCGGTATATCCTACCGAATGTGCTAACTCATTATTTACATAGTAGAATCCACTTAATTGGGATACTTTTTCTAATGCATTTTCAATGTTACCAACTTTTGTTTTTAATCTTTCATCGGAATAGTATGCTATAATATTTCCTTGTGCAAATATCCAATCATAACAATATATGTTGTTATTGATAATATAGTTAAATCTAGATGTAGAATTAAAATCACCATAGTATCCAGTATTGTGGTCATAGAAAATTGGAGAACGAATATCGTTGTTTACATATACACCATAAGGTTGCATTGACATTCTTTCTGAAGATGCATAATATAAGTAAAGTACTGCTCCACTCATATACCATATCCATCCTCTAGCACTATCATGCACACCACAGTTATCACCCATAGTACTCATAAAGGTATAACGAGAACCTATACCCCAACCTTGCCATCCGTTTCTACCACCATCATAAGTTGTATAGTTACCATAAGGATTTCCACCACATTCAGCTGCCCATATACCTCTACCATATGATTGGTTATACAATCCAGTACAACCATAGTTTCTCCACCATCCATAGTTGTAACCCTGGTCTAATAGTATTTCATTCATACGAGATGTACCATTACCATCCCAATAGTATCCCGTATTATTATAATCATATATGAATGTGGTTCTTTGCTCATAGGTATATGTTCTATTTCCAGAATAGTGGTTGATATAAGTTTCATATCCATTTTCACAATCTAAGTGTAAGTTACCATTTGTAGTTACAACAGATGCATTACCATCAATTCTACCATTAGTACCAACTCTTAAATATTTACCCCAACTCCAGTTAGGTCCATGTAATGTACCACCTCTAATTCTTAATCCCTGATTATCAGTATTATGTGGGTCTAAATAGTATCCAGTATCATTTGCATCGTAAAATACACCCGCATATAAACCACCACCACTACCATCATTACGGTCATGCATTGCAACAGTACACCAACCGCTGGCACCTGGCCAAGAGTTTCTAAACCTTAAGTTACTTATCGGACCACCAACTAACTGCCAACCATACATACTATTGTATGCATTAGTGTAGTGAGAAGTTTGAACACCTACCCAATGCGAAGTACCAGATGGTTGGTTCGAAGGGTTTGACCATGTATCAATAAATCCGGAACCCCATGTCATTACTTCATTGAAGTCTCTCGTACCCCAACCCATAGTACCTACCCAATAGTTACTATCACCCGTAATATCTGGTCTTTTCCAATTGGTTTTAGCGGTTAATCCAATTTGGGCTTTACCTCTAGTTGTTAATCCTTGCCAGTTAGTTTCACTATTAAAGTCACCATAATATCCAGTATCGTGGTCATAGTATATTGGTGACATCATTGAACTTCTTGCCCAAATTCTAGAAGAAATCGCTGCGAATGTAGTACCATAGTTTTGTATTAACATACCGTGGTCATTCAAATATGATGCCTGTCCTCCGGCATTTGGATGTGACCATGCTATTCCGTAGTGGTTGTTAGTAGCTGCACCATCAATTGATAATTTATATGCATTACCCATTGCGAATACACCCTGATATCTAGTTGATGTATAAACACCTACAACAGATTGTCCGTAGTTGTTATCTAAGTAAAGGTTTTCATTTCCATCAATACGAATACCACCATTTGCTACTACATATGATAATCTAGCAGTTCCATTAGGGTCACAATAATATCCAGTATTATTTGAATCATAGAATATTGGTGCTCTTAATGAGTTACCACCCGAAGCGTAGTTATTGAAATATACCGTATTATTTGGATATAATTCCATATTAGTAACTCTAGTACCGGATGTGTTTGTATTATAAAAATACCAACTACCATCGGTACTAAATCTCATATATGCCTGTCCAAATGATGTGTTTGGTCTACTAAAGTAGTAAGGACCTGAACCATCGTGATATGTATTATCCACATTGTATCCAAATCCAGCCCAAGACCATGTGTTACCTGGTTCAGAACACCAAGATTGTAAATGAACTACACCTTGTCCTGCTCCATTATTGGATGCCAATAATCTAAGTCTCATTGTAGAATCACCATGACCTCCACTCATTCTTAATCCACCATATAATTCGGTAAATGATGCTGGGTCAATATAATATCCTGTATTTTGTGCATCATACATTATATTAGCTTGGAAACTTTGAGCCCAAGCAGTACTTCCATTATCCCATCTTAAGTTCCACCCTACTTGAGATGTAGTACCACCATAGCCCAATCTCCAGTCATTTGCCGAATAGTTCCACATTAATCCCCAATAGGTAGATGCATTATTCATTGCAAACCCACCAGCATTATTATATCCTTGTGCTACAAATGAATTTCCATAATTTACATTATGGGTATTTGATGTTATTACGTTTTGGTTAGATGTTCCAGCTGGGTCAGAGTAATATGCTGTATTATCTCTATCATAGAATCTATAAGAATATAAATTACTACTATTAGTTATATCTCCAGTAAAATATGCACCTTCACTAGCAAATGAAATTCTATGATAAGTTGAACCATTATTTTTTAATACTAAATGATGTCCATATCCACTTCCATATGAATAACCAAGACCATACATATTTCCTATTGGCCAAGATTCGCCAATTGTCCAAATTACTTTTTCAGCAGTACCAGTAGAATTATAACTACCCATAATACCACCATCACCACGAGCTACCAAATAGTTTGAAAACCAAAGTCTACCATTTTGCTCCGTTTGATTAAAGTTGTTTGTTCCTGCAAAATCGCCATAGTATCCAGTATTATCATTATCTCTAAATAATGGTGCTCTGAAATCAGCTGATGCAAATGCAATACCACTTTCATCTACGGAGAATAATTCGTTTGATGATTTTATTGCGTTATTACCAACTATGAATTTTTGTGCGGTTTCGTTATTGTTTGAATCTATACTTACACGAACTGCACCAGCTCCTGCTAAATATAATACGTTACCAGATGAATTACTTTGATGAAGAATTACATCATATGTATTATCTCTGTATAAACCAGCGTTTACATCGGATAAATAAAATGCTCCACCATTTCCACCAGAGTTTGCAATTACTTGGTTAAATACCACATTATCACTTGTACGAACATACTGATTCATATTGTAAGCGTAAATTTGGTCAACACTATTTAATAGTTGTCTCCAATCACTCCATGTTGATGCACCAGTTCCAATTCGTGTCCATAATCTATGATTTGCCGTATATGCAATTTGTATTGGAGCTCCTCCACTTAAATCGGTACTACCACCATAACTTCTCCAAAACATTTGTCCGTTGTACGAACCACCATCACTTAATCCGTTTGTACTATTTGTCTTAAAATCAAAATAAACTCCAGCATTTTTACTTGATGGTGTATCATTTGTATTACGAGTATCGTTTGAATCAACAGCTTCAGCTCTATCAGCAGTACCGGTTAAGTTTGAAGTTACGTTTGCAAAAGTTACTGAATCGGTTGTTCTAAGATTTTGATTCATTAGGTGAACTTCCGTAGCTCCTTGTCCGGTATCAACCGTAGAGAATGTAACCGCATCCGTAGTTCTTACGTTTTGGTTCATTAAGTGAACTTCAGTTACTCCTTGTCCCGTATCCACAGTTGCAAATGTAACAGCATCAGTTGTACGAACATTCTGATTCATCGCATATAATTCATTTGCACCTTGTCCAGTATCAACCGTAGAGAATGTTACCGCATCAGTTGTACGAACATTCTGATTCATTGAGTACAATTCGTTATTTCCCTGTCCCGTATTTACAGTTGCAAATGTTGGAGAATCCGTTGTACGAACATTTTGGTCCATTGCGTACAATTCATTTGCACCTTGTCCCGTATTTACAGTTGCGAATGTTGGAGAATCGACTGTTCTAACGTTTTGGTCCATTAAATAAAGTTCAGTAGCACCTAGTCCGGTATTAAGTGTACCACTAAGAACTACATTACCTGCTACATAAAGACCATCTTCTGCATACCATCTATCATTTGCTTCTTCCCAATAAAATGCTTTTGTTGCTGCATTACCTCTCTTAACTTCTATACCAGCATTTTCAGTTGGTGTAGTTGATGCTCCAATATCTGCGTTAAGTGTAATAAGATTATCACCTACGTTAAGAGTTGTTGTATTAATATATGTTGTAGTACCACTTACAGTAAGGTCACCACTAATTGTAGCGTTACCAGTTACCGTTAATGTAGTACCATCAAATTTTAAATTTGCTTCAACGGTTGCGTTTGGTGCAGTTCCGTTTAATGTGATTACACCATTATCAGTTGTACCGGTTAATGATAATAATCCAGAAGTACCTGATGAACCAGATGTTCCTGAAGTTCCTGATGTACCACTACTACCGGAAGTTCCTGAAGTACCAGATGTTCCTGATGTTCCTCTACTACCAGAAGTACCTGAAGTACCAGAAGTACCTGAAGTACCAGATGTACCAGATGAACCACTTACTCCGGATGTTCCCGAAGTTCCCGATGTTCCAGAAGTTCCACTACTACCAGAAGTACCTGAAGTACCAGATGTACCAGATGAACCACTTACTCCGGATGTTCCCGAAGTTCCCGATGTTCCGGAAGAACCACTTGCTCCAGAAGTTCCTGATGTTCCGGATGTTCCTGAAGTACCAGAAGTTCCCGAAGAACCACTCGCACCTGAAGTACCAGAAGTTCCTGATGTGCCACTAGTTCCTGAACTACCAGCCGAACCACTTATACCAGAAGTTCCTGATGTACCTGAAATTCCGCTTGTTCCTGAACTTCCATTTATACCAGATGTACCAGAGCTTCCATTTATACCAGATGTACCAGAACTTCCATTTATACCAGATGTACCAGAAGTACCAGAAGTTCCCGATGAACCTTGCACTCCACTTATTCCTGAAGTTCCGCTTGTTCCTGAAGTTCCCGATGTACCAGATGTACCAGATGTACCCGAAGTTCCGGATGTACCATTTGAGCCGGATGAACCTTGTGCACCACTTGTTCCAGATGTTCCTGAAGTACCGGAAGTTGCAGATGTACCAGAAGTTCCTGATGTACCAGAAGTTCCTGAAGTTCCGGATGAACCACTTCCTCCGCCGGCTCCACTTACACCAGAAGTACCAGATGTACCAGAAGTACCAGATGTACCATTAATACCTGATGTACCAGAAGTTCCCGATGAACCTCCACTACCCGCAGTACCAGTACCTCCACCAGCTCCTGTTAGACCACTAGTACCGGATGTGCCTGAAGTTCCACTGGTTCCCGAAGTTCCCGATGAACCTCCACTTCCACCGGTACCACTAATTCCTGAACTTCCTGCAGTTCCGGTTGAACCAGATGTTCCCGATGTACCAGAACTTCCTTGTGAACCAGATGTACCCGAAGTACCACTACTTCCATCTGAACCTGAAGTTCCACTTGTTCCGGAAGTTCCCGATGTACCAGAAGTTCCTTCCGAACCAGTACTTCCGGATGTTCCGGATGTACCAGATGTTCCCGAAGTTCCTCCTGAACCAGATGTCCCATCAGTTCCACTTGTTCCCGAAGTTCCAGAAGTTCCAGAAGTTCCTCCACTACCAGATGTTCCTGAAGTTCCTGAAGTTCCGGATGTGCCACTAGTTCCTGATGTACCAGATGTACCACTAGTTCCACTACTTCCTCCACTACCAGATGTTCCTGAAGTTCCTGAAGTACCCGATGTACCAGAAGTACCTGATGTACCAGAAGTTCCTTCCGAACCAGTTGTACCAGATGTTCCGGATGTTCCTGATGTACCAGAAGTTGCTGCTGCTGTTTTTATACCAATTTTACCTGTTGAAGAATTATAAACCAATACCTCATCAGTTGTTATATCCGATTTTAGTGAACCAATTCCAAATGATAATGAACCTGTGATGCCAACACTTCCAGTAAATTCTTGCTTATCGTTTTGTGCATCACCAAATTTATTACTTCCACTTGCGTAGATTATTGATGATGATATATAAATTACTTTTAATTCAGTTGCGTTTATTGTACCTGCTACTGTTAAATCAGTATTAACTACTAACCCTTTATTTGGAGAAATTATTGCGGTTGCCGAACCTGATTTTAATCTATCTAAATCACCAATTGCCGCTGCATTAATGTTAAACAAACCGCCGCCATCACCAATAAAAAATGAAGAAGTAATTGAACCACTAATTTTTACATTAGAATTTATTTGAATCGAATTTGTTGGTGACCCAATTAAAGATGTTTGTATTCCAGAAGCGGAAAAATTTGCACCCACATCTATTGAATGAGATGAAAAATTAGCTACACTACTTCCACTTACAAATAAAGAAATTTTATCTTTAGTTTGTTGATTTAAACCGTTTGGGTTACCACCTAAATATTCCATTAATTACAACTTTTATGTTATTTCCAATACCGAAACAATTACATCTGCTGAATTGGCTAACGATGATGTTACTGATAGAAAATCTCCACTTTCCAAAACTAACTTTTGCTCACCTCCAACCAATACATTAGTACTACCGGGTATAATTAAAGAATCTTTTACAACGTAAACACATTTATTAGCCGATGTATCTCTAACCATCACACTAACTGATATATTATTTGTGCTTACATTTGCTACACCAACCCCAATTACAGTTGTTGAAGTTGCTGCAGGTGTTTCATATATTTTCACACCTACTGTTCCAATTGAACCCGCTATACTATTTTTAAATGCGTTTGCCATTTCTTTTTATTTTTTATCCTAATGCTATTGCAAATGCAATAGATGAATCTAATACATCAACTCCGTCTACTAAATATCCACCATCCGTTAAATTCATTGAACCAGTCATTGTTATAGAACCACTTACTGCTAAACTATTACCTACAATAAGGTTAGTAAATGTTGCTTGTTGAACATCGATAGTTCCTTTAAAAGAACCGGTAAATGAACCACTTAAATTTGCGTAAGCAGATAATGCCTGTGTAATTGAACCCGAAAATATTGGACTATGTATAATCATCTATATCTATATGCTTTTTGTTATAGGTATAAATATAAATATTTTCCTTTTAAGGTTTAGTAGGCCATACTATATTAAATGGACTAGTTTGTGAAGTAATATTTCGCAATGATTGTCTATATTCTGTCCACTCTGTTTTTGTTTCAGTTGGGATATCGGATAACTGAGTCCAATCACAATCAGATAATAACTGATTTCTAATTTCTCTTATTTCAAACCATTTATTTTCAATTCTCTCATTTTGTTCGGAAATTGATGCATCAGTTTGTACCCAATTTTGATAATAAGCACTATCCACTAGTGTTGGTGTCCCTTCGGTAATATTTTTTGTGTAATCATTTGGTTTTGGAGTTTGCACAACTTCGTATAAATCAAATTGCGTCATAGTTTCTTCTCCAATTTCATTTGGAAATGTAATATTTCTGTGTGCAGCTTTTAAATCCTTAATTGTATAAGGATAACTGATTTCATTATTTATAATTCGTAAATACATATTAAGTAAATGTTGGTGGTATTGATGCGAAGTTTGTTAAACCGGTGCAGTTTCTAAATGCATCAGTTCCAGCAGGTGTTGGTACTCTATTCCATAATTCAGGAGCAGTACCTACTAAAGCATTTGAAGTCGAACTCATATTATAAACTTGTGAGAATGTTGTTACCGCTGTATTAAATGTAAATTGTAATACATTTGTTAATGCTCTACAATTTCTAAATGTACCAGAGAAACTTGTTACATTGATATTTAGGTCAAATATAGTTGATGGTACGGAAGTTAAACTCGCACAAGCAAAGAAACAAGATGCAAAAGATGATACATTTACTGCAATATCAAATAATCCAGTTGGTACAGTTGTTATCGTATTAATTGTTGCAAATGCACTGGCAAATGATGTTACATTAGGTGAAAAATCAAATATATCTGCCGGTATGGATGTTATAGATGTACCATTCATAAAATTTGAAAAACTTAATATTTCATTTAATCCATCATACCCACCAACTGCACTTAATGATGCACTACTTGGTATAGAGGTTATATTTATACACCCATAAAAATTCAATGTCCTCAATCCTACTGTACCAAATTGTATAATACTTGTTATTAAACTTCTTATTCCTACATTATTATTAACTTGAAATCCTGGCATAAATCCACTAATAGTAACTGTATAAGTTCCAGCTGAAACATATGTATGTATTCTATCTACTGAAGATGATGATGTTATCAAAGGCGATGCACTACTATCTCCCCAATTTATAGTCAATTGTGGTGTAAGTCCACCATAATCGGTAATTGGACATGTAAATACAGTATTACCCGATGTGGTTGTAATTTGAAACACAAACGGAAATGCTTGTGTTGAATCTGATTCTGCTAGTCTTCTTGCTATTCCCATAATATTAACTTAAATTTTTAGCTATTGTAAACCCATACCAACTCGTTCCACCGTCAAATGTATAAAATACTAATACATCTTCACCAGATGATGTCAATACGGGCTGAATACCACCTGCCCAATTAACCGTTGCCGGCCATGTAATTACAAATGCCCCAGCGTTTACAGTTAGTAATGTAAATCCAAATGCTTTACCAACAGGTACGTTGATAAATGTTACTGTAGCTGTTCCATTAAATTGTCTTCTAAAATTATTTGCAGTTGAACAATCTATTGGAGTACTAGCACCAGTTCCTAAATTATTATAAATTTCTCTATACGCAGTTGCTTCTAAATATGTACTAGCATCCAATCCACCGGTCAATGTAATATCACCTGTTTGGGTTGTATTACCAACTATTGTTAACGTAGAACCATCATATGTTAAATTACTTTCAATATTAGCTTGAACAGGAGAATCCTGATATGTAAGTAATCCATTATTTGTTGAACCATTCAATGCAAATCCATTTGTACCAGATGTTCCGGATGTTACACCAGTTGCCGATGTACCACCACTTCCAGAAGTTCCGGATGTACCACTTACACCAGATGTACCAGATGAAAAGCCCGGAGCGTTTGTACCGGATGTACCACTTGTTCCAGTTTGTCCAGATGTTCCAGAAGTTCCTGATGAGAATCCCGGTGCGTTTGTTCCAGAAGTTCCAGCACTTCCATCAGTACCACTTATTCCTGAAGTACCAGATGTGCCAGAACTAAATCCTGGTGCGTTAGTACCGGATGTACCACTTGTTCCACCAGAGCCACCACTACCTTCTGAACCATTAATTCCACTTGTTCCACTACTTCCAAACATTGTACCATTTACTCCAGATGTACCAGAAACTCCAGAAGTTCCTGAAGTTCCATTACTTGCAGAAGAACCAGATGTTCCATCACTTCCCGAAGTACCGGATGTACCACTACTTCCAAAGAATGTTCCATTTACTCCAGATGAACCAGAAATTCCTGAAGTTCCTGAACTTCCACTAGTTCCTGATATACCAGATGTACCACTTGTACCATCACTACCGGATGTACCAGAACTTCCGAAGAATGTACCATTTACTCCAGATGTACCAGAAATTCCTGATGTACCCGATGTACCAGATGTACCCGAAGTTCCTGAAGTTCCTGATGTACCAGAAGTTCCACTGCTGCCAAATAAAGTTCCATCTAATCCAGATGTACCAGAAATCCCTGAAGTACCCGATGTACCTGATGTACCCGAAGTTCCACTAGTACCATCTGAACCAGATATACCTGATGTACCACTACTTCCAAAGAATGTTCCATCTAAACCAGATGTACCAGATATTCCTGAAGTTCCACTTGTACCAGATGTACCCGAAGTACCATCACTACCAGAAGTTCCCGAAGTTCCACTACTTCCAAATAAAGTTCCATCCAATCCAGATGTTCCGGAAATTCCTGAAGTTCCAGATGTTCCAGAAGTACCATCACTACCAGAAGTTCCTGATGTACCACTTTCACCACTCGTACCACTACTTCCAAAGAACGTACCATTAACACCAGATGTACCACTTGTTCCATCAGTTCCTGATATTCCAGATGTACCAGATACACCACTCGTGCCATCTGAACCAGATGTGCCAGAAGTACCACTGCTTCCAAAGAATGTTCCATTCAGTCCTGATGTACCAGATGTTCCATCCGTTCCGGATACACCAGATGTTCCTGAAGTTCCATTTATACCAGAAGTGCCTGATGTTCCGTCTATACCCGAAGTTCCACTACTTCCAAAGAAAGTTCCATTTACTCCGGATGTACCATCACTACCAGAGGTGCCACTTGTTCCCGAAGTTCCACTACTACCAGAAGTTCCGGATGAACCATCTATACCAGAAGTTCCACTACTTCCAAAGAAAGTTCCATTTACTCCGGATGTTCCCGAAGTTCCCGAAGTTCCAGAAGTTCCAGATGTTCCAGAAGTACCATCACTACCGGATGTTCCCGATGTACCCGAAGTTCCATCTATACCAGAAGTGCCTGATGTTCCAGAAGTTCCGTTAGTACCACTTGAACCAGACGTTCCCGATGTACCATCACTTCCCGAAGTTCCAGAAGTTCCGCTTGTACCATTAATTCCAGATGTTCCACTCGTGCCACTTGTACCTTCACTACCATTAGTACCACTCGTGCCCGATGTACCAGAAGTTCCATCACTACCGGAAGTTCCTGATGTACCATTTATACCAGAAGTTCCAGAAGTACCGGATGTACCATCAGTTCCAATTCCGCTTGTACCAGAAGTTCCTGATGTGCCGCTTGTGCCATCACTACCACTCGTACCGCTTGTACCAGAAGTTCCCGATGTTCCACTTGTACCCTCACTGCCATTGGTGCCAGATGTACCAGATGTTCCGGATGTACCATCAGAACCAGATGTTCCAGAAGTTGCTGATGTTCCCGAAGTTCCAGAAGTTCCCGATGTACCGGATGTGCCTGAAGTTCCAGAAGTTCCTGAAGTACCCGAAGTACCATCTATTCCACTCGTTCCAGAACTACCAGAAGTTCCGCTTGTTCCTGAAGTACCCGAAGTTCCAGAAGTTCCTGAAGAACCTTCACTTCCCGAAGTACCCGAAGTTCCAGATGTTCCAGAAGTACCCGAAGTACCATCAGAACCAGTACTTCCGGATGTTCCTGAAGTTCCAGATGTTCCAGAAGTTCCTGATGTACCTGATGTTCCACTTATACCATCACTACCAGAAGTTCCAGAAGTTCCTGATGTACCATCTATGCCAGATGTACCGGACGTTCCTGATGTACCAGATGTACCAGCTGTGCCAGAAGTTCCTGATGAACCAGTTCCACCACTCGTACCGGATGTTCCCGAAGTTCCACTAGTTCCTGAAGACCCACCGGTACCCGTACTACCAGAAGTTCCACTACTTCCTGCAGTACCACCACTACCCGCAGTACCAGAAGTTCCACTTGTTCCACTTGTTCCGGAAGTTCCTGAAGAACCACCACTACCAGAAGTTCCTGAAGAACCACCACTACCAGAAGTTCCAGATGTTCCTGAAGTTCCCCCACTACCAGATGTTCCGGATGTTCCGGATGTTCCAGAAGTTCCAGAAGTTCCAGAAGTTCCAGATGTACCACCACTTCCCGATGTTCCGGATGTTCCGGATGTTCCGGATGTTCCGGATGTTCCAGAAGTTCCTCTTGTACCAGATGTTCCCGAAGTTCCCGAAGTTCCCGAAGTTCCCGAAGTTCCTGAAGTTCCTGATGTACCCGAAGTTCCCGAAGTTCCTTCACTACCGGTTGTACCAGAAGTACCACTTGTACCAGATGTTCCTGATGTACCAGATGTTCCCGATGTACCAGATGTTCCGGAAGTTCCCGAAGTACCAGAAGTTCCATCTACACCACTTGTTCCCGAAGTTCCGGAAGTGCCTGAAGTACCCGATGTACCATCCACGCCACTGGTTCCGGAAGTTCCGGAAGTGCCTGATGTGCCTGATGTGCCCGAAGTTCCTTCAGAGCCATTTGTACCCGATTCACCAGATGTACCGGATGAACCTTGTACACCTGCTATATTTCTTCTTTCTAATCTTTTATTTGCAGAATTCCAAACAACTACGTCTTCAGCTGAGCCCGATATTAAATTTCCTAAAAATACACTACCAGTAACACCCAAACTACCACTAATTGTAAGTGATGCATTAATTGTACTATTTGTATTAATTTGTAAGAATGATGCCGTATCAGTATTACCAGATGCTAATGCAAACATCGCATATGATGCGGTGAATGCTAACGATGCAGTGCCAACTAACATTGAAGAAGTTTGTGAACTAAGTAAATCACCAGTACCACCACCACTTCCACCGCCACCTAATATCCTTACCAATACACCATCTGAACCCGATGCTATTACATCAACACCAGAACCAGTAAAATGAATTTTTCCTACTTGTGCTTTTACTAATGAACTAGTTTGGTATATAAATAATTCAGTACCACCACCTTGTCCTGCATTTAATGCGTATGAAGCTGTTAATGCATAAGATGCACTCACTGCACTAAATACACGCATTGAAGAAGTTTGGTCATTTCTCACATAAGCATTTGCATTCGCCAAAGATGCAGATAACGATACCAATGATGCTGAATCAAATCCAGTCACCGCATCTGCTAATAAAGCTTTTCTAGCAAATGATGCTGATAAAACCTCACCAAAAACTCTATCTCCACCAATTGTACCACTTATCAAAGAACCACCACTACCAATTACAACGTGTCCGGAAGTTAATCCAGCAAATTTAACTTGTATTGTATTATTATCAATTGATTTAATAGTACCAGC